CACTTGAAGGTAGTACAGAAAACAACTTGCTTCCTTGTGCAGCTGGTATTAATGCTAATTTTGGTTTTGCCATTGTTTAATTATTTAAGTCTTTTAATGCAGTTGTATGTATCCAATCTGCTAAACATTTTTTTGCTTCTACTTCGTCTGCTCTTACTAATTTTACTGAAACGTTGTCAAATATGCTTATTCCCGCACCACCAGTTATTAATCCTATTATAGTTGAGTTACTTATTGCTACAAATTCTAATTCATATGTTCCAGTACTTGTACCTAACTGTTGTCTAAATATATTGTAATATAAGTTTGAACTACCAACTGCTAACCAAAAAGTTGATGTTGTAGATATTCTATCGAAAGTTAATTTATATTTATTGCCAATTTTTGTAGTAAAAATTTGAGATGCCCTACTGTCAGTACCTACATTTTGACTATCATCTACAACCAATTGATTATTTGATGTATAAATATTTGCATTTACAGCAGTCCAATCTGTTGTACCATTACTAAAATCTCCATTAGTAATCAAATTATCTTGCTCACTTGTAAGCAGTTTAAACTGACTACCAAAGAAATCTGGATTAGTACCAGCAGTCCTTGCAGTATCTAAAGCAGTTCCCCACCAGCTTGTATTATAGATTTCGTTTGCCATTATCTTTTTCTTTTTTTGTTAAGTATTTCTTTAACTTTACAATGTTATGTTTCTTTGGTTTATATCTACCCATTACAATACCCAATTTGATGAATTTACATCTTTATCTGGATATACATCAGAATCTGTATTACTTGTATATTCTGGAAACAAAGTACTATTAAAACAAATGTAATCTACAAATCTTCTTGTGTAATACTCTGCAAAATCTCTTTGTTTTTGTACTAAAAAATCAACTTCATCTTTTGATGCACTTTCAGAATTTTCTGATGTGTGTTTAAATACTCCACCATTCTTTACTTGATATGCTGCAAATGGTAAATAATCAACCATAGCATAATGTATCAACATTGGTTGTATGTAGTCTGTAACTAAAGATAAATAATTACCAGTTAAACTATCTGCAATTATATCTGCTGATATTTTATCATACAACTTACTTCCTAAATAGTTTTGTATGTGTATCTCTTGTGCAATCTTAACAAATTGAATAAATTTATCTGTATCAACGTTGCCATCAATAATACTATTCTTTACTAAATCTGTTCTACTTATAAATAATGCAGTTGCCATTTATTATCTCTTTTTATTTACAAATCCGTTATTTGGCATATCCGTTGGTCTTTTTGCAACTTCTTTTGCATTTACCTCTGGTTTAAAACCCTCTTTTTTAGCCTTATTTACACTTACTTCTGCATTTGGATTTCCAACATCTGGTTTAGTACTTGGTCTTTTTGCTTTGTAAGTCTTTCTCATCCAAAAATGATGACAATCTCCACCACCTTTATAAAGCCATATATCATAAGTATCAGCACCATTTAAACCCCAACCAGCATTAACTGCTTTTTGGCTCATTTGTTGTATATCTTCTTTTCTGTATATCTTTTTTGCTGCAACCATTTTTGAACAAAACTCTCTACTATTATTACTTGTTCTTAAAGGTGCATATTGATACCTTACTTTGAATTGTACTCCTTCTTCATTTTCTCCATCTTGTTCACTTTTTGCATTTGGTCTAGCAGTTCCAGTTGTTGCTAAATTCCAAACTTTTGACAATACAGATAATTTAGGATTGTTTAATTTATTTAATTCTTCGTCTAATTCATCTTCTGCATCATAATCAACTTTTCTTTCATCAATCAATTCCCAGTTTTCTAAATCTTCATCTTCTCCAAATTCTTCTAAATCAGAAAATACCTTTGACATCTTTACACCAGTTTCTTCTTCTCTTGTTTCTTCGTCTTTTACATTATCTAAATCCAAGAATTGTAATGGTTGTAACGTCTTAAAGTATAGATTTAAGGCAATATCATTAAAAGCAAGTATTTTATCAAATGCATCAGTTAAAAGTTCTTGAAAAGGCACTATAACTGTGTTATGCATTAATATTGATGCAGTTTGTAACTCATCTGCATTATTACCAAGTCCACTTGAATCTTTTATACCTAATAACATAGGAGATACAATTCTGTGTGATACCATTATCTTCTTTTGTGATTCGTCTGATAAAAATTGGTATTGGTTATGTGCATCAGATAACTGTACTGGTGTAATATCAGCTTGTGATTCTTTATCATCGTTAAAAGCAAGTATAAATTTACCAGCATTTGAACTACCTTGAAATTTAGCTTGTATCTTACTTTCTATTAATGATTGTTTTTCTTCGTCTGGTACTCCGTTGTTAAAATTTATTAACATTGATGGAGCAAGACCATTCATTATATTGTTTAAATGATAGTTAGATATTTCTTCTTCTAACTCTGCATATTGTAAACCACCTTGATAATCTGGTGTACTATAATAATACATACCAGCAACATAAGGTTTAACATATAATATCTCAATTGGTTGAGGTGTACTTGAAACACCAAAAGCTGGTATTCTTAATGGTCTATCACTTGGCTTTATATTTGCCCAATCTGGATGATAGTAATATGCTTGTACTTGTTTATCTCCTTCTCCACATTTCTCTGCTCTTAAAGTTTCAATTGGCAAGTGTTCTACTTTAGCAATAGATTGTTTATCTTTTGAGTATATTACTTGTATTGCACATTGTCCAGTTAGTTTTAAATCGTATGATAATTGTCTAACAACATCTTTTTTAAATAAAGATATCATTCTTGCATAACTCTCTGGTTTCTTTGCACTATCAGTTGCATCTAAACCTTTTCCATATATCATTTGAGATATACCATTTACACAAGCATTATTTGTAGCACTTCCGTTAAATCTATCTATTAGAAACTGAAAGTAATTATTATCTGCTCCAAATTCAACCCATTCTTTTGATTTAGATTCTACAATTTGTGGAGATGTGTAAGTAGATAAATTTACAAAACTAACTTTAGAATTGTTTTTCTTTGCCACTTTTGGCTTTCTGTATTTATTTATGTGTTTACTCATAATATTATAAAGTCATTGTTACCACTCTTTTCTTTGTACACATCTTTATTTACTGTATAGTGTTCGTTATTAGATTGGTTTGTTGATTGTGCAGTACAAAATATTTTATCTCTGTAAATAATATCTGCTTCTGTTACAGAGCCTTGACCATTATAAACTTTTAAATCATAAAATCTACCTTCAACCAATGTAAATACGTTTGTTAGTTCAACATAGTTTTTATTAATTATAGCAGATGGTAAAATTATTGTTTCATCATTTGTACTATCATCCCTTAATTTTATTGTAACACTTGTTGAATATACTCTTGGTATAATCTTTATTGTTTGTGCGTTTGTTGTAGGTAACAAATGTTTCATATATATATAATACTAAAAGTTTGTATTTTTATTTATTACACATAAAAAAAAAGGTAATCAATTAAGACTACCTTTCTTTAAAAACAAATTATGAAAAAAACTATGCGTTCGGGTCTATTTGACTAGAACTCTCATTAGATGTTATAACAGTTGATGTTACAAAAAATGCTGGGTCAGTTTCTTGACCTTCTAACGTTAAAGTAAACCCACTTAAATCTCCCATTGCAGCACCAGATACAATTGTACCTCCAGTTACTTCTGCTCCGTGTTCTAAACCTACCATAAAGAAATTACCATTGTAATCTTCTATTGCAACGTGTGGACGTGCAGTAGCTAATAATTTTATTTCTTCTTGTGTAGCTTTATCTAAAACTGGTAAAGTTAAATTTAAAGTTTGTGTGTAAAATGTAGTTCCGTTTTCTCTTGAACTATTAATTGTCGTTTCTAGTGAAGAATTACCTTTGATATCAAATTTAAAAAAGTCTATGTTAGTTCCAGATAAATCAGTAATTTCTCCAGACGATATTGTAGCAGTACCCAAAGTACCATAATCTGCGAAATAAACTGCTTTTAAGCCACCAACACTACTTTTACAAGGTAACGCTCTACCAGATGTAAGTAAACAAGCCATTGATTTTTATTTTTTTAAGTTATTAAAAAAGGGTAAGCAGATGAACTACCTACCCTCATTATTATTGTTTGTTATTAGATTATAGTCCTAATCCGTAAGATACGATATCTTCAACAACTGCATATTGTACTCCAGCAGTATATCTCATAATGAAACGTACATTTTGTGAGCCATCTAAATCAGCCATATCTAAAACCTTGATTTCATTATGGTCTGATAAAAGTCCAGTAGCAAAAAATAAGTTAGATTTTTGAGCTGCTATTGCATTGTTGTCAGAAAGTCCGTTACAAGCTACAACTTTTACACCATCAAAGTATTCAACATCCATATCTTGGTTATGTCCTAAACCTCCAGTTTGGAATCCTCCTAATGCTCTTTTGTATGCTCTGAAAATGTTCTGTGCAACATAAATATGTAAATCTTCTTTTCCATATACTTCACTTGGAATAGCATCTACAATATCTCCTAATTTTTCAACTACATTTGAAGCAGTTACGGCAGCACCAGCAATTTTCTTTGCTCCAGTATGTCCAGCATCAGCATTTAATAAAGTTTTAAAACCATCAAAAGTTCCAGCACCAGCTACACCAGCCCAAATATCTTTTTCAGTTTGTTCTGCAATTGATTCAGCCATTAATCCGATAAAGTAATCAGAAAAGTTAGCTGGTAAACTATCACTAGCAGAATATCCCATTGATACTGCTTCCCAATCAGATTTGAATGGAGTTTTACACAATTCTAAATTTACTTGTAATTCTTTTGGCTCAATAATCTTTTCCGTTAAAGCAACTGCTCCAGCATCTGTGAAATCACAAGTTGCATTTGCAATAGCACCAGAAAGATTTACTCTTTTTAATACTTCTTTAAACTTTACGTTTGGCTTAACTTCAATTAAGTTGTTAGCGATTGTATTTCCAGATAAAAGTGCTGCTGATACATA